AAGCATTAAAAAAACTGATTTTCAACCGTTGTATTTGATTGAAAATCAGTGTTTTATTTATCAAGTGGTCCCACTTGGGCTTGAACCAAGGACTCCCTGATTATGAGAGAAAAGATTTCTTTCACAAAACACTGATTAATAATATGTTAATGTTCTCTTTTTAGAGATGCGCACACATTTGCACACACTCTCTAAAAAATCCCAGGTGGGGGTATTCTAAGGTATATTTTGCGCACACACTATGCGCACACACAAATCACTTCGCGAGGTTCCGAATTTGAGCTTCAAGCTCTCTAATTTTAGCCCTCATTTCACGCATTTCAGCTTCAAGATCATCTATCTTTTCTTCCTTTCTTTCGACCATCGTAAGCAGTCGTTGAATGGTTGAATCCGATGAACCATTTTGCCATCTTGCGTTCTTTCCAATACATGAATTTGATACTTTTCGAGCATCCGCTTCATTATCATCATCCACGAAGTATTGGTCTATATTCGTTATTTGAAGTTTATCAGCGAGTATTGTTATAAAGGACTTCGGAATCGCCTCATTGCCATTTTCCATCTGGGAAATGAAGCCTTGAGGGTATCCTGTCATTTCAGAAAGCTTTACTTGCGTAAGTTTTCTTTCTCTTCTAATCCGTTTTAAATCAAGTCTTTGCATCTATTCCTTGTATTACGTGCAATCACTTTAACATATATTACTTATATATGTTCCAAATATTTGTTGTAACTTTGCGCTCAAAATAGAATATAATTTGCTATTCATTACGCATTTATTTTTCTATTGCAAAGTTACAAATAAAAATTGGTTACAACAAATATTATCAGCGAGAATATTTCATTATAACACACATTTTTTATGGCAGAAGTTTCATTGGTACAGTTTTACAAGGAGTTAAAGGCTCAGCCAACCCCGGCTAAGAAGCTTATATTAGAAATCGAGGAGCTTACCGGGCGCAAGGAGTCAGCCATTCGCAAATGGCTTGACGGTTCCTCGCGACCCGATGCATCCACCTGCTCTGTGATTGAGCAGGGTATGAATAAGACTCTCGATACTCTTGTAGTAGAATACTATCAAAGATGCAGCGAGCCAACTATGGCTCAAGAATTCCGCTCTAAGCTTGAAGAAATAACACACAAATCAGCTGTAACCATATTGCGCTATGTGCAGGGCATTACCATGCCTGACGCACTCACGCAATCTGTTATCGCTAAGGAATTAAAAACATCAGTTAATATCTTATTCCCGAATTTATGACAAACAAAGCTCCGGTAGTACAGCCAGGCCACGTCTACAACAAATCCGAAACCGCCCAGCTATTGGGCATCTCTCGCGTAACACTACGCAAGTACACACGATTAAACAGAATCGAGGCACACTTCCATCCTCTCACAGGAGCGGAGTTCTACACTGCCGAAGAGATTCTAAGAGCATGGGAGAGTCGCATGGGGCAACGACTCACACAAAGCACTTACATCTCCGCCCCTATCGGTCGGATGAACATTGATGGTCAACGTTCATCATCTTTTGAATCACGCATTAACAGATTTAGAAATCGTGGCAAGTAACACACTTATTTCAAGGCAGAGCGGCTGGATCGCTCTGCCCCGAGACATCGAAAAATATTGGATATGGGCTGACGCCCGCCGCTTCAAGATGTGGATTCATCTTGTATTCAACGCCAAGTGGGAGGATTCAATGGTCATTATCGGCAATAGCCAGGTGACATTGAAACGCGGTCAGTTGGCAGTCTCAACCAGAGAACTAATGAGGCAATGGGGATGCTGTTGCGAGATGGCGACAGCGTTTCTGAAAAACCTCGAAATTTCGGGCATGATTGAGCGCGAAATTAGCACTAAATACTCGATAATCACAATCGTTGATTTCGACATGTATCAGCCAGCAACCGGAGTGCTTCCGATGGCTACCGCCAAGCCGAAAGCACAGCCTAAGGCGATACGCGAAGCGGTACAAAATAAAGAAATAAAGAAAGAAAAAAATAATAAAAATATTATTGTTTTTTATTCAAAAGAAAAGGAGGATAATTATTTTCATGAAGTAATTGAAAATGATGGCATTATACAAAGTTTAGCTGTCGTTTTACAACTAAAGCCTATGGAAGTTAAGGATGCTTTGTATGTATTCCTCAATGACATCAGACTTCGTGAAGTCGGTCACAGCGACAAAAATGATTTTGTCACTCACTTCAAACACTGGTACGGTAAGAAAGAAAAAGGGGGCGGCGGCGCGGCGTCCAAAAAAGTAAACTATGAAGCCAATAAACAACAGTCAGCTCGTAGGGGCACTGAAATTAGCAATAAACCAAATAAAGACTACAAGAACGATGCATTTTAGTATTAATGCCGAAGCAGCAGACGTAGCAAATGTAATCTGCTATTTCTATGAGCAACGTGTAAAGGATCGCAACCGCGAGTTTATGCTCGATGATCCGACACGTGCCAACATCCTAAGGATGGCGGAAATCCTTGTCGATGCGAAGTCATCGAAATTCGGAGTGGTGCTTTGCGGCACCTTCGGCAACGGCAAAACAACCATGTTGTATGCCGTGCGCAAAACAATCCACTATTACTTCGAGCAAGGAGTTATCTCATTCAAGGATTTCCAATCTGCAATTCCGCTACTCCCGGTCAAGGAAGTTGTCATCAAAGCAAAAGATGACAAGGGATTCCGAGAATTGAAAACGCAAGACATCCTCATGATTGATGATATGGGCACCGAGCCGAAGGAGGTGATGGACTTCGGAACCGTGGCAACTCCTATAGTCGACCTTCTCGAAGCTCGCTACAACTACATGAAGTTTACGTTTGTAACGACAAACCTCACAGCTTCGGAACTATCCCAGAAATACGGGCCCCGTCTTGCCGATAGATTCAGAGAAATGTTTCACATTATGGGCTACGAGCATCCCTCATATCGCGGTCGATAGTCTTTTATCAGAGAAAAATTGTTCGCTTACTTTGCATCGAACAATTCTCTCTCAGTCCATATGAACGCAGGAACACTATTATATCTATCTGTTGAACCGTATCTCAAGCAGTGGGCTATCCACGAAAACGGAGGCGACTCTCCGGTCAAGTTTCCCAAAGGGTCGGTGGAGAATAAGATACTCAAAGTGTATCTTATCAAACGCCCGCCACAGATTTTGCCGGACGTTGCTTCCGCCGATAAACTTGCCGTGGTCATTCCCGAATTTCGTGAAAAGCCGTCGGAGTCGTTCAACTACCTTCCCCAACGAGCAGAAAATATTCTGCTCACCACGCTTCGCAATCGTTTCGACATTCAGCTTTTCAATGATATGCTCTCACTTGAAAATCTTGCGAAACGCCAAGACCAGCTCATCTATGCTTGGATGGAGGCGCATGGCATCGACATCACCGAAACCAATTGGAACGCGATAGCCAAGCGCTATCAGCGCCAGAGAAAGGTATATTTGAACAACCAACGCCAGCAAAAATACAGGCAGAACAAAAAAAGTTATTGAATTCGCCCTCGAATTTTGATATCATGTAACGCTTGTAACGCTCACTGAAAATATGCGCAACTCAACAACATCTCTGCCCGGCATCAAATCAATCGGCTACGTCGATTGTGATATGTTGATGCCTCATGTCGTTCTTCGTGGCATCTGCATGATGGACGTGCCTATTCTGACGCAAGTCTCGACACTCGATTTTTGCGGCACTCCCACTTGCTCATGCAAGCGAGAGTATCAGAATAACGGCAAGTCGGAAACAACGACATTAAAATTCTCATGCTTGGAGGAGCTACCGCTCCACAAGCACCTCGGTTTCGTGGTCGTTGACTCTAACGGTCAATCGTACCTCATTGGCAGTCGCGAGAGATGCTTCCCGACTGTTACGGCTACCGCCGAAAGCGGAACACCCTCAGGCGATGCCGCACTCACTTCTTATGAAGTGCAGTGGAAATCTATCAAGGGACTTATCCCTTGCATAATCTGATCTCATTTTGAATAGATGTAAATAATCCCAATCAAGTCAAAGGTTAACTCATGATTAACCGCTATTACTTAAGACTTCCTCGGTGAGTGATCATAGAGGAAGTCGCTTTTTATATAGTTACCATCGGGAAAGAGGAATAGGAAAGCGGATGGCGAGCCTCCCCTCCGGGAATCTCCGCAGGAGCGAGAAGGAGTTATTTACATAAATCGGAACATTTAAAAGAGGAAGCCCATCTCATAATCGTACATTAACAAGGCGGCTTCATCCTCGAAATATTGCGCGAGCTTCACCTCATAACACTCATTGACAATGTGGTGAGCGCAGCCCTCTTCCCAGCCCCATTCATTGCAAAAGTCTCCCTCTACGTCTGCTGAGAACCTTGCCGAAACGAGCGGCATCCGGTCCATGTGAGTCACATACTCGAGGGATATTAAGGAAGAAGTTGGCATCATCCATGCAGCTCTCTGTAAAATAGTGGAAGAGGGAATCCTTGATAGTCTTGTAACATAAAAACAGCGGAAGGTCATCTTCTCTGGCATGAACAGCCTTGCGGAAGTTGATGATTACAATTGTGTCAAATCTCGACACATCAATCCATGCGACACGCCTCCGAAGCACTTGGCATAAGTGCCGCAGTAGGGGCACGCCATCGAGATGACTTATGTTTAGCATCTCCAAGTCCGGACACTGCTCCGTCTCCTCCGTGGTCGTCTCCCGACTCTTTGCGTTCTATTCATTCCTCCGGAGTGTCGTCTCAGTTTCCGTTTCCGTGTACACATATTGCTATTGTACGCCAGTTTTACCCCGCAAAGTTATTAACGCTCTTTGGAATAACAAGGTCGCCTGGGGCGCACTCCGTGTTTCACGAAAAAAGTTCTTAACGCTTCGCTACCGTTGCAGCTAAACTTTTGTCGCGAAAACCTTGTCTATTCCGCTGAGCGTCACTTTGTGGGCAGTGTAAAACTTAAATACAATAACAATATGCTTAACACTTCAACTTCAACTAAGATGAAACTCCAATTCGGAGAAATGAACATCACTCCAAGAATCGTTAGCCGACTCCACGAACTCGACTACACAGTGCCCGAACTCGAAGACGCTATCCAAGAACACATAAGCCATCTCGACGACGAGCCCTCAATCTACTGCGGCACTTACGCCAAGTACAACGAAGGCTCGCTCCGCGGTCTTTGGATCGATGTATCGAGCTTCGACGACTATGATGAATTTATCAACTTCTGCAAGGCTATCCATGCCGACGAAGAGGACCCGGAATTGATGTTCCAAGACTATCAAGGGTTCCCTCGCGAATATTATGCAGAGAGCTGCATGGACGAAGCCGACTTCGAGAAAATCCTCGAGTACAAGCGAATGTGTGACTTACATGGAGCGGAAGCCGTCGATGATTTCATCGATTTCGGCAAGGATCTCGCAGACTTCGAGGAAGCCTTCTGCGGTGAATGGGACAGTGAAGAGGACTTCGCTCGCCACATCGTCGATGAATGTTATGACCTTGACAGGCAGATGGGTTCGCTCGCTCAATATTTCGATTATGAAGCCTTCGCACGCGACTTGTTCATGTACGATTACGAGATGGGCGAACATGGTAATGTGTTCCGAGTTATGTAAATAACTCCTTCTCTCTCCTTCGGAGCTTCCCTACGGGGAGGCTCTTTTTCATTGTATTAATCTATTTTATTCTTCGTAATAGTAGTAGTAATTATCGTCATCATCTTCATACCCCGGTTCATAGGAGCGTTCAACCATTACTCCGTTATATCCATCTTCGTAACCTTGTATGAACTGCAATCGAATCCATTCATCGCTATATGAGGCAGCACACGCGCGACAATTATTTTCTCCTTTTTGCGCATCTGAAGCTCCTAATTGCATCCCTATATTGTAAGCCTCTTTAAAAGCTTGGGCACGTGTATTCTGATCTCCCGATGAAGATTCGTTTGAAGGAGCCTCGTTAGTAGAACATGGTACAGAAACATCTTCTTTAGGTTCCACTGTAGCAACTTCGTTTTCCTGTGTTTCGGAATTGTTGCTTGAACATGCACTTAGGCATATTAAACATGTTATCAGATATACATATTTCATGTTTCCAAATATTTCTTAGTGACAAAGATAAACATTATTCCGCTAATATCTGTCTTTTTCCGCCAAATAAGTTGTATCTATTTTTGTGGCAGATAATTGACTAAACATTATGCCTACAACTCAATACAACCTACATCTCAAGGGGTTTGTCGGTGGCTATGATTTTGACCGCGATTATGTCGATTACGTACTCGCCAAGCACGAGGGAAGCCCGGTCAACGTGCTTATCGACAGTCTCGGCGGCTCGCTCGCCACAGCTCTCTCCATCGCCTCGGCGTTCCGAAATCATGGTGATGTCACCGTGCATTTCGTCGGCATGAACGCCAGTGCTGCCACCATCGCTTCGCTCGGGGCTAAGCACATCTCCATCGACGCCAGCGCCATGTATCTCGTGCATCAGTGCTCAATGTCGGTGTTCGAGTGGGACTCTCTCAACTCGACACAGTTTGAGCAGCTTATTGCAAAGTATCAGCAGACAAAAGCTGACCTTGACAAGCTCGATCTGAATGTCGCTTCAATGTACGCTTCTAAGTGCAAAAAGGATAAGCAAGCGCTTCTCGATCTGATGAAGGTGGGCGGATGGCTCACCGCACAGGATGCGCTCGAGTGGGGATTCGTTGATGAAATCACCAACTGCGCCGAGGATGATGCTCCCAAGCTCACCGATGAACTCGCTTCCGCTATGGCATCGGCAGGTCTGCCAATCCCAAACGTACCTATTGAAACGCTCGAAAAGGAATCGGCTATCGCCAAATTCTTTTCTTCGCTATCATCTATTTTCAACTCTAAACATAAATCTGAAATGCCTAACCAAACCAATTCGGAAACCGCCCCGGCATCCGCTCAGCCTATTGAGGCTTCCACTGCTTCCGCATCGACAGAATCCGTCGATGAAGTGGCAGCTCTCAAAGTGCAGATTGCCGAACGCGACAAGACGATCGCCGAGCTGCAAGCTCGTATCGCTGCCGCTCCTGCCGACACGACTACCGCCGTTGTCGACTCATCACCTTCCAACGCTGATGACTCACACAGCTACGCTGTTGTGGTCAAAGGTGCCCACGATATGTTTAACGCTATTCCTTAATTCGCTATGGCAGATTTTACTCAAATCAAATTCTCCGACGAGGACTATAAGAAAGCTGCCGAGAAGTGGGAGAAGGAACTCCTTCTCATGCCACTTCTCACTTGCTCCGATGTCCTCAAAAACATGACCGGACTCCCCGGCATCCGTGGCAAGTATCACTTCGGCACCGCCGAAGCTGATGCCCATTTCGCTCCGTTCGATGCTCACCGCAAATCGAAGAGCGATGTCGAAGTAAAGTTCCGCGACATCGAAACTTTCTTCGGCAATGTTGTACAGGACTTCATCCCCGATGACTATGTGATGACTCTCTTGGGTCAGACAGCAGCCGTTATCGGTGACAGCCAGAAGCAAGCTCCATCCGCCAAGCTCGTTATCGCTTGCGTGATGAAAGCTCTCGGCTACAATCTGCGCCAGTCGCTTTTCACCGCCAAGCGCAACTCGGCAGGCGACAAGACCTCCGACCTATTCGATGGTTGGCTCACTATCGTAGCCAATGAAATCGAATCGGGAGCCATCTCCAAAGAGAAAGGCAACTTGCAGACGCTAACCGACAAAATCACCGCAGCCAATGCCGTTGACCTGCTCAAGGATATTGACCGCTCGCTCGACCCGCAGCTTCGCGCTCTCCAGAAGTTCATCTATTGTGCTCCGGAGGTTGCCGATGCTTACAACGATAATTATCTGTTGACGCACTCGGGCATCGCCTACAACACTAAGTTTGAACAGCCCATCATCGAGGGTTCAATGGGCAAGACCCAGCTTCTCCCTCTCGATGTGCTCGCAGGTTCCGACACTATGATCATCACAACCAAAGACAATATGCTCTATGGTTATGACTCCATGAGTGACGTGGAACGTGTGCAGGTTGACCGCTTCGCTCCGTTCGTGCTGACGCTCTCCGCTGCTATGTTCTTCGGAACACAGCTCCGTTCCATCGACAAGCGTTTCTGCAAGATTATCAAACTTGCCTAAACCCTCTCCACTCTTCACTTTTAACTCTTAACTAAATATGGCAACGACAACAACAAACTCATGTACCAGCTTGCAGAAGTCGCTCTCTTGGTGCCAGGGCACTCCGGAGTTGCCGGGCGTTCGCCGTCGCATTTACTATCTATCCAAAAGTCAGATAGTGGCGTGGCCATCGCTTCCGCGCGACGCTAAGGGACGTCCCACTTCTGCCATCCTTGAGGGTTCATTCACTCTCAAGGCTGATGCAAAGTGGCACTACATCGACATTCTCCCCGACAAGTCACAGCTGACTTCGGAGGCTCAGGGTGAGCTACCGTCGCAGACGCAGCTCAACAAGCTCACTGCCGTTCATCCCGGAGTGGGCGAGGAGGCAACCGCTGCTGCCGCTTACATCAACAACAACGATAATGTGTTCCTCGTGCAGGACATGAAGGACAATTATCGTATGGTTGGATGCGAAAAGTGGCTGACCAAATCGACCGTCGCCCAAGACCTCGGTCAAGGGCCGACAGGCACAACGTCAACCACTATATCGGTGGAGGCGACCGACGAAGTCCCGGCTCCGTTCTACAAGGGGGAAATCGAAACCGAAGATGGAACTATCCAAGCTGCTGCATAATCATGGATTCTAACGTCAGTTCGGGTGCCGTTAATTTGAGCGACTTGCTCAACGAGATTGAGCCGCCTAAATTGGTGGTTCCCGAACTTGACGTTTTACCACGTAGCGCCAAACCGCAAAAGGATCTTTTCGAAGAAAAGACCTATGCTGCTTGGAAACAGAACACTCCGGAGGCTCGATGCGATTTTGCCTCGGGCAAAACGCACATCATAAATCGCAATGGTATATTCGTGATAACACTCTGGAAGAAGTCTCTCTATGGTAGAACGCTGACCGACATCAAAGGGGATGAGTCTATGGTGGAGTTTTTTGCTTCAAATATCGCTCCGCTCATTGCAAAAACCTTCGGACAGTATCTCTCGCCCGATGATTGGTGCATTGTCACCACTCCGAAGCGTCGCCACAAAATCAAGAATTTTGCGTCGATGATCTCGGAGCGGATTGCCGATAAGCTTGGCATCCAATTCGTCGAGGACGTGGCGGAGTGCCACTCTAAACATCGTGTCAACGCTGTTTTCTCGCTGAATGTACTGCCGAAGCAGCGCAACATCATCGTGTTCGATGATTTCGTCACCACAGGGCAGACTATTAACTCTATGTACAATCTTCTTAGCCAATACGAAAAAACTATCGTGTTTTTCGCTGGCATAAACAATCATACTTAATGGACGCTAATTTTACAGAACTCTTGAACACGTGGCTCTCCACTCCGGCCGAGGAGCGCGACTATACAGTCGGTGCGCTCTATCTGCTGAAGCTCACTGGCAACGCCATCATGTATCGCAACATTGTTGCGAACATTGATGCTCGCCACGAGTTCATCGAGTATCAGCTACAAAAATATTATAATTTCCGAGTGCAAGACATCACTCACGAGCAGGTGGAGGAGATGGCAGCGCAGGTTGAAACCATCGTTGCCACTGAACTCTCGCTCTCCACAGAGTCCGAGGAGTTCCGCAAGGGGAAGCGCGAGGATCATGAACAGCTCCCAGACGAGATAAAAGCTTGCTACGTGGAGAATCTGTCGCTTCTCCAGCGTATGCGCGAGCTGCATCTGCAGCTTCGCAATCTCTCGCTTGACAATGCTCCATGTCCGGACAGCGACCGCTATCCGTTCCTCAAGGAGCTTATCAAGCTCGACAAGCAGATGCATGAAAACTGGGATAAATATGACCATTATGTGGTAACCGATGAAGCGCAGTGAAGATATAGGCGACATCCTCAAACCGCTTGCCGATACGCCCTACCAGGCGTATCTTTCCAATGCGGTTCAGGTTGCCGACGTGCTGGAGTGGATCCTTCATCAAGTCGGCAAGTCGGAGATTTGGCAAACTTCGTTTTCTATCTCCGAGGAGTTCCTTCGTCGCCTTTTCTTCATCGAAAAATCCGGCAAGGTCAGCCGAATAAATCTTGTTCTCGACCATAAGGCGACGAACAAGACTCTCAAACTTTGGGCTTTTATCGCCCAAGTTATCGAACATACTTATTTGGCTGACAACCACAGCAAGATTCTGTTGGTGAAAAGTGAACGCGGTGACACCGTCACCGTCGTTACTTCTCAGAATCTTACTCGCGGTAATCGTGCCGAGTCAGCTTTCATCAGCACATCACCGGACATATTCGCTAAGCTTTATGCCGATGTGCAAGATTTAATAACCAATCATTCCGTACCTCTCAATGACGTATTCGCAGGACGTATTAGCGCAGATTGAAAAATTCGCGGCTATCTACTTGAAAATTTCCGACATGGCGGTCATCCTTGACCTCCCTGTCGAGCAGTTGCGCTGGGACATTTCCCAACGCAGCTCCGAAGTGTCGAAAGCCTACTATCGCGGCAAAGCAGCTTCCAAGGTGAAGCTCCTTCACCAAGAAATGCTCTTGGCGCAAGTCGGCTCACCGCTCGCCATTGAGAATACGCACCGCAATCTCCTCGATATGGAGGATGATGAATAACTATGCCGAACGTCAGTGCTCTCGAACTTTGCCGTTCCGACCTCTTTACAAGCGAGTCGGAACTCATGCAGCGACATTACCCGGCTCAACTCGTTGAGCGTGTAATGCGCATCCGTGCCATGTACTTCTGGGTAATCGCCAACCCGGAAGCATCAGACACGCAGTTTGTGCAGGAGGTCAAATCGCGTTACGAGCTTTCGCACGTAACCGCTTATTCCGACCTCGCTATCATCAAGGCGATCTTGCCCAACATCACGGAAGCCGGGCGAGATTTCCACAAATGGCGCTACAATGAGATGATTCTCGAAACGTACCAGATGGCTAAGAAGCGTAAGGACACAAAGACCATGGAGAAGTCGGCATCATCTTATGCGAAGTGGAACCGTGTTGACACTGACGATGAAAAGACGATGCCGCTCGAAATGATTCTTGTGCAGCCGTTCACGGCTACTTCCGACCCCTCAGTGCTCGGCATTAAGCCTATCCCGAATCTGCAAGACAAAATCGACTCTATGATCGAAAAGTATCGCAAGGAAACCATCGACATCGAGGATGTCGAGTTCGAGGATGCTGACCTCGAAGAGGATGAATTGTTTCCCAAAGTGGAGAGTGAAGAGTGGAGAGTGGAGAGTGAATTTACTTAAGCTGATTTTGCAATGATCGGCGTAATCCGCTAAGCATCATTGCAACTTCTTCAAATTTAGGTTTTAAGGCAACCACTTTTTCTTCCTTGATATAATCCAAATCACTTGCAAGAAGCAATTGATTGTAGGACTCCATGAGAGAGCCGTATGCTATCTCAATAAAATGGATTCTTTCCTTAATAGATGGTCTGCCACTTCCTTCAGCTATGTTTGAAGGAACTGAAACCGAAGCACGTCTCAGTTGATCACATAAAGCATATCTCTCAAAATTTGGAAATTCGTTTATGAGCAAATATATATCCTTTACAAGTATGCGAGCTTTTCGCCATACTTCGAGCTTTTCGAAGGTAAATTCCATGATGTCTAAATTTTCTAACAAATTTAGCGAATTTACCTTTCACCTCAAAACTAACTTTCTCTCCACTCTCCACTCTATGATGAATCCCGTGTTTAACTTTCTCTCCACTCTCCACTCTTCACTCTCCACTCTATGAAAGAAGTTTATTTCAACACTCAACAGCGCCTGACGCAGCTCATCGGCGCCAACACTACGGTAATAGTGGCAGGACGACGCACAGGGAAAACCGACTCAATCGCTTCCCCCTTTGTGCTTCGCAATATGCAGCGGATGCCCGGCTCCACAGGCGGCATCGTGGTCCCCACGTTCAAGCATGGGCTGACCAACACCCTCCCGGGGTTGTTCGCCGCTTGGAAACGTTGGGGATTCACTAACGGCATCCATTATGTTGTTGGTCGCAAACCGCCCAAGGCGTTCAAGAAACCAATCATCGAGCCATCGGATTATGAGCATGTAATCTCATTCTACAATGGCTCTTGCGCTGTCATCATCAGCCAAGACCGCCCCGGCTCTTCCAACTCGCTCACGCTCTCTTGGCTTCTGGTCGATGAAGCCAAGTTTATTGACTATGACAAGCTCAAGGATGAAACACTCCCTGCCAATGGTGGCATCAAGTCGCATTTCGGCAAGCACTCGTTCAACCATGCCATTATGATTCTCTCGGATATGCCGCAGTCGCAGAAAGGCTCCTGGTTCCTGCATTACCGCGAGAAGATGGACGTGGATCTAATCGAAACGATTAAAGCCACGGTTTATGAAATCTGGCGCGTCAAGCAGCGTATCCGCCAGCTGAAAGCTTCCCAATCCCCTATTCCAAAATACTTGAAGAGCCATCTGCGCAAGCTCGACACTGACCTTAACAAGATGCGCTCCGTCGCTGTCTATTACAAGGAATATTCGTCGATTGAGAATCTCCAGCTCCTCGGCGAAAACTACATCAAGCAGATGAAACGCGACCTCACGCCCAAGACGTTTCAAACCTCTATCCTTTGTCAACGCCTCGGCATTGCCAAGGATGGTTTTTACTCCTCGATGCGCGAAGGTCACAAGTATAATGCATCCAACTTTGAAGTCCTCGATGCGGAGTTCAAGAAGCTGGCAGACGGCACTCTTACCTCTCCGCCCTCCACTCTTACCTCTGAGGCGGATGCCGACGTTAATCCGCTGAAGCCTATCTGCATCGGCATGGACTATAACGCCAACATCAACTGGATTGTGGCAGGGCAACCGGAGGGGAAACGCCTCAATGTTATCAAGTCATTCTATGTGAAGTTCGAGCGGAAGATTCCGGCGCTGATTGATGATTTCTGCCGATACTACGAGCACCATCAGAACAAGACCGTTATTTTCTACTACGACGCAACCGCCCTCGGAGGCAACTATGCTGTCAATGAGCAGGATTTTCACTGGGTCATCGTGCATGAGTTCGAGAAACATGGTTGGCAGGTGGTCGACATCTACCTCGGCAACCCCATGCGCCACGATGAGAAATACTTGCTTATCAACCAGGGCTTCGCAGGTAAACAGCGACTCATGCCGTTCTTCAACCGACAGAACAACGACGACCTTATCCTCGCCATCCAGTCAGCCGGAGTCAGTCGCGGGCGCAATGGTTTCCGCAAGGACAAATCCGGCGAGAAGCTCCCCGAGTCGGAAGAAAACCTCCTCGAGCTCCGCACCGATGGCACCGATGCCTTCGACACCCTCTACATCGGCTGCGAGAAGTTCCCCCAGCATGAAACATTCAGCTTCAATGATTCCGGAATACTATAGTTACCTGTTGGTTGAAGTCCTTAAAATAACAGCACGTGTGTTTTTGCAAATTTTATGTCTAGATATTTTGTGAGATAGAAAAATATCGGTAATTTTGCAAAAATTACCGATATGATGGCGTCTCA